AGCCGCATACTTTGCGTCAGCCCCGTGAGATACCGCAGCCGCACGCGGTGCGTGCCCTCGGTTTGTTGCTGCCCCAAGAGCAGCACCTCGCGAGACGAGAGCCCTTCGACGCTGGCCCACCGCGTCGCGAACGTCGACCATTCCAGCGTGCTCTCCCCGAGCGAGTTGCGTCGCTCGGTGGCTTGCTGGATCGTGATCCGCTCGCGAAGGCGGCCGGGGTCAAGTGCCATACATCACCAGCGTGAATGATGCCGTGCCAGCGGTGCCGAACACGTTGATGGAGAACGAGGCAGTCTCTATCGCTTCCGAAACCGCAACCTGCCCCGCTCGCGAGTAAATCGTCCAATCATTGACGCCGCACCCGCCAATGCCGTCGCACGCCACGAGCGTCGGCCCGCTCGCCTGGAACGCCACCCGCGACACGCTGCCGAACGAGACCAGATTCCCGGCTGCGTTCCTGTAGGTCGTGGGGGCGACCGGCACGCTCACAACCGCCGTGCCGACCGTGCCCGAAACGACCGCGATCTTGCCATCGGGGTACTCGGTCGCAGACGCAAGCGACACGAGCTTCATCCGCTGCACGCCTGTCGCCGTGGTGCGGTCGGTGAAGTCAACGTCGATCACGAACTTGCCGCGAACGTCGCTCATGCTCGTGCCTCATGTTCCATACAGCACGAGCGTGTAGGACGCAGTGCCAGCGGTCGTGTAGACGAACGTCACGCTCGGCGTGTCCACGACAGTCACCTCGCCGTTCCTGCTGGCGATGATGTTGTCGCTGCCGAGCCCACGCTGCTCGCAATCGAAGTACGCGAGAGTCGGCGATGAGAACGCCACTCGCTCAAGAGATGCGAACGTAACCGCAGCCCCGGCAGCGTCGCGGTAGGCAGCCAAGGCTGTCGCCACTGTGACGGCACTCGTGCTGCACGTTCCGGCGATAACAGCCACCTTGCCAGTTGCGTACTCGCTCGCATTCCGCAGTGCGATTGTGTTCAGCGAACTCCCGGCCGCCGTGGCCGTGCGGTCGAGGAACTCAACGTCGATCGCGATGCGACCCGACACGCTCATCGGTAGCTGCCCCACTTGGCGGAATCGAGCAGCGACTTCACGCCGAACGGGATCTCCGAGAGGCTCACCGCATCCGCCGCCATCCGCCGCTCGTACCACATGCCCACGAGCCAGAGGATCGCGTTCTTCACCCGCTGCGGGGTGCTTGCCCCGGTCGCGTCACGCCCGCCCCACCATGTAACGGTGACGGCGTTGTAGTCCAGAAGATGCGAGGGCCAGGAGCCGTTGTAGTTCGTTCGGAGAACGCCGGGCACGCTGTCTCGATCAACGCGGTACTCGGAGGTCGAGAGCGTCGCGGTGCTCTGGTTCTCCAGCGTGTAGGTCACGCTCACCGCCGTGGTCGTGCCAGCCGATGCCATCGGTGGCCGAGGAAGCTCGATCTCCACGGGGAACGAATCGAGCGTCATGCGGTACTGGGCATGAACGAAAGTCTCGTCGCAGTACGCCTCGCACCACTCGCGAGCCGCCTTGATGTAGGCAGAGATCAGAGCATCGTCGGCGTCGGTATCGACCCGACAGTGCGACTTGGCTTCGGCGAGCGAGACCGGCTCAACCGTCGGCTGAGTCAGAGTCTTGAGGCTGCGGTATCGCATTCGGTTTCCTGCCGCGTCGCGGTCGTGCGTCAGCCCGCTCGACCTCGGGCTCGGCTGTCGCCGTCTCGATCAGATCCATCTGCGACTCTCGCACGGCGATGCCGTCGCGGATGAGCCGCTCCGCTGTCTCGTTCTCGCACTCGACCACCCGCCCGACCGTGTAGGTCGAGTAGTTCTGTACCAGTTTGATTTTCACGATTTCGGCAGACTCCATGCAGTTTTTGGCTTACCGTTCGCGGTGTAGTCGCCCACGTACTGAAACACCGGAGACTGTAGATCCTTGCCCGGCCAGACCGAGACATACTCGCCGTGGCCGATCGAGACGCGGGGCGTGATGTAGACGCGATTCCCGCCCTTGCGGAACTGCCTCCACATATGGATGTCCGAGTCAGTTCTGCCGTCTCCGTACTCCCCCTTGTCGTTGGGGATGTCTTGGAACCAAGGTTTCGGAGTTCGCTTCAGAGCCTTGGTCGAGATCAGCGTGCAGCCGAAGTGAGCCGAATCGACTTCCTGCACGGGCTCGGCGAACCACGACATCGGCAGTTCAGTCGCCCCGCCCTCGGGCGGCTTGTCGAGCGTGCCGGGCAACGTGAACATCGGGCGACCGTCTTCGCGTTTCACTTGCAGCGGAGCGAGGGCGTCGCACTGAAAAGCCATCGCGAGGGCGACAAGTTCCTCGACCGTCTTGCGATCCCAGAACGAATCGTAATCGGTCGTGAGGATGTACTCGGTCGAGTCCACGAACTGCTCTAGGCAACGTTGCAAAACCTGACCCCACAGCGCACCTTGCCCGAGCGTCGGGCGGATGCCGAGCGGCATGAGGGCTTGAGCCCAGCCGAAGATATTGCTAATCGGGCCAAATCTAGGCCCGCTGAGAACGCACTCAATCCGCACATCGACATCTGTACCGCCGACCTTGACGATCATGGAGCCCTCAAACAGAGATGGCGGGCACGGCTCATGCCGCACCCGCCATCCACTGTGTCGAGGCTGTCAAGCGTCAGCCGGTGTACTTCGCGAGGGCACCCTTGGCGGAAGCCGACTCGGGGGCGATCTCGCCCTTGCCGAGCCGACCCACGATCGTGGTCGCAAGGCTCTGGGCCGGGGTCGCGTCGATCTTCAGATACCGGCTCTTGCCCCGCATATCGACATCGAACCGAACCACGCTGGGCTGGCTCGTGACGGCCACGCTCGCAGCGGGAACCGCCACGGTGTAGACCGAGGAGCCCGCCGTGGTGGTGTCGCCCTGCGAGAGCGTCAGCACGTTCAGGATCGACGCCGCCGTATGCCCGGCAGTCGCACTGATCGCCACGACCACATCGACCGAGGCGTAGTCATAGCCCAGGGTGTCGATGGTCAGGGTCGCGGTGCCAGCCGAGCTCGTCACCGTCGTGCCGACGACCGTCTTGGTGGATTCGAGATGGTTCACGTTCTGGAGTCTCCTAGAGGGTCAAAGATCACGAGGCGAACTTGAGGGCGACGATCGGGCCAGCCTTGCTGGCGTCACCGAGGTCGTGGGCGACCATCGCCACACGCGCTGTGGCAAAGGTCAAAAGCTGGTCGAACTCGATGAACCGGCTGGAGTCGGTCTTCACCGTGACCTCACGCCGCGTGCCCATCGTGCAAGCCTGCGACAGATCACCGAACAGGCAGGCGATCGCCGAACCCGTGCCGGTCAGGCGACTCTCCAGCGGATGCGTCAGCACGACCGGGAACCCGAGGAAGTTCAGTCCGCCGCCACCGGCCACATCGGCCCCGTTGTTGCCACCGGCAGCCATGAGGAGCCGCAGCATCGAAGAGCCGTAGCCAGCCGGGCTGATGTACCACTTGGCATTCCGCCGAGCGTACAGGGGCAGCCGGGCGACCACGTTCGTGTAGTCCAGCAGATCGAGGTTGTCGAACTTGTTGTTGCCCGTGTCAGCCGTCACGACGCCCGCCGAGTGCGTGCCGTCGTTGATCGAGACCGCCACGCCGACCGTGCCGTGATACACGGCCCCCGCCCCGGTTCCGATAAACCCGGCGTTGTCAAACGCCTCGGCGTAAGCCTGCGCCACCTCGACCGCCATCGCATCGGCAAGGTCAATCACCGAGTCTTCGATCAGCGACATCGGCACGCGGTTATCGACGCCCCAGAGCTTGGCGACGAGTTGCACGTTGTCGAACGTCACATCGCTGGTGGTCGGAGCGGCGTTCTCGCCGATCGGGCGAGCCGACAGACCGCCGGTGCGACGGGCGATCAGCAGCGTGTCGCTGTTCATCGCCACGTTGCGGGCGTTGGCCGGGAACGCACCGAACTCCTCCACGAGCCGGATGATCTCGCTGGAGAGCTCGTCATTGGTCAGCACACCGCCGAGCGAGTTGATGCCGCCAGCCTGGGCACGGCTCTCGACGCCGTGATCCATGCACCACCGACGGGCCTCGTCATCGTTGAACAGGCCGGCACGGATCGCCATGCCAGCACGGTAGGCCCGCTCCTCGGAGCGGAAGCCACGCAGGGGACGATGATTCTTCGGAACGGCGTAAACCTTGGCGCGACTCTCCACGACGGGGGTCTCCTCGGTGGCTTCGATCTTCTTGGCGGGAGCAGCACGCTCCAGAACGCTGCGGAGTTCCAGTTCCTTCGCCTGCACGCGAGTCAGGAACTCGATCCGCTCCTTGAGCTTGTCGGCCCGAACTTCGAGCGACCGGAGCGACGCCTCCTGCTCTTCGGTCATCGGCTCGGCGGGAGCCTCACCCTCGGGGGCGTCCTCGGTCATCGCCTCCATCTCGGCAACGACGGCGGCCAACTCTTCGAGCAGTTGCTTGATCTTGTCCACGAGGATCGCTCCTGTATTCGGGTTCACGGCAACGCGATCGCGTTCGCCTATCCCGAAACTAGGAGTCACGCCCCGAAACCATGCAGTTAGCGTGCGTCGGCAGTAAAAGACTTTCGCCGCACTTCACTGCCGGGCACGATCTGCTTGTCGGTGCAGCCGCACCGCTGGCACCGCAGATAGCGAGTCTGGTACTCGCCGCTGCGAACACTCGACGCGACGGCGTACTTGCCATCGCGGCACCGGGGGCACGAATCACCACTAGCGGCCATGCTGCCTCAGAACGTCGCGAAAGAACGCGGCCCGATCCGCGAGATACTTGCGGGCTTCCTCGTGCTGCCGCCGCTCTTGGCGGAAGTGATCGAATGACCGTTGGGCCACCGTCACATCGGCGTCAGGGTACGCCGGGAACGTCACCGGCCCGACATCGAGCAACGTGTCGATCTTCTGGATCGTCCGCACACTGCGACCATCCTCGACCGCCCACGAGTCGCCGCCGCTGGGCACGGTGAAACTGAATGACGAGCCCTTGACGATGCCCGCCCGAATGTTGCTGGCGATGTCGCGGCCGTAGGTCGTATCGGGCACCGGGAACTCATACCGGAGCCCAACCTCGTCCACGGTCATCCGCAGCGTGCCGGGGTAGCGGGCGAGCGGGTAGTTCGCGTCGTGATTCCAGAGGGCTCGCGTCTCCAGCGGCTTTTTGCGGCCGCGCCGCTCGGCGACGATGCCGAAGGCACCGGGGTCGATTCGCTCTACGAAGTCGCCGAGATCGAGCGAGTTGACGCCGAACTTCGCGGCGTAGCCCACGATCCACTCTCGCTCGGCACCGTCTTCGCTGCGGCTCTCGACCGCGAGCAGCGGAACCGCCGACTCGATCTCGTCAATCGCTAGGGATCGTCGCTCGACGTTCATCGCGTTACTCCTTGCGCCTTCGTCTGCTGCGTTCATCTGCCTCACCAACTTTTTGCTCCATGAATACCCCGAGTCTCCACCCCACAGAGCCCACGCTATCCGACCGTTCGACGGGAAGCCGTCCTGGCTCGGGCTCCACCCTTCGCCTTGCTTGTCGATCTCGTGCCGATCGAAGTACGCCTTCATCCTGCGTGCCGTCTCGGAGCTGATCGTCGTGCCGTTGCTCAGGTCTCTTGCGCGAGCCACGCCGACTGCCGTGCCGCCTCGGCCGAACTCTCTTCGCCAATCGAGCCCTTTCTGCGCTTCCGACTTGACGCCCGCCGGGGGCGTGAAGTCGATGTGGTCATACCTAGTTGCCACGCTTCCGCCCCTTCCGCTTCGGCTTGCCGTAGGAGCTCTCCTCAACCGGCGGCGGCTCGGGGAGCGGGTCGATCTTCGTGAGCGTGCTCACCTTGTGCCCGACTTGCGTCTCGGTCGCCCGCCATCCGCCGCTGACCTCTTCGTAGACCGTGATGAGTGCAGCGGGATCTTCCTCGGTCGCGTCGATCTTGAAATCGGTGCCGGGGATGTCCAACGTGCCGTAGTCCATCACATGGTCGATCCGCCCGCGAGCACGGCCGCCCGACGAATCCCACGAAACGAAGTCACCCTCCGCGACCGCACCCGGTGCGGCACGCTGCTCGCTACGAATGAACTGAGGCGAATCGTCCACCCACACGTCCACGGCGATCCCGGCCGCCTGGGCCGCATCGTCTTTGAGCGTGTCACTACCCACGAGCAGCACATCGGAGAAAGCCTCGGCGTAGTCGCCGAGAGATGAGATCACCTCCTCTCGATCCGCCTCGGGCCTGCGAGAAATCATCACGACACGATTGCCGTCCGCGACCGCCTTGCGGGCGAACTCGCCCCAGAGCCGGGGATCGGCAGAGAACGTGCGGTCGAAATCGACGCTGATCGTCATCGCCCGGCTCGCGGGAAGCGAGGCCGCGACGGGCTCGGGAGCGGGTGGCTCTGCGACCGGCGCAGGAGCGGCAGCCTGCGTGCTCGTGCCCGCGAGGATGCGATCAACCGAAGCGAGCGGGATGCTGGGGAACGATGCGAGAATCAACGCCCCAGCCGCGTCGGTGGTCAGGAGCCCGCCACTGACTTGCGTCAGGATCTCTAGGATGCCGGTGATCTGGGCACCGTTGAGCGAAACGTCGGCGAGTTGCGGTTCATCCGCCTGGGCCGGGGCGGCATCCGCGACCGGCTCGGCAGCCGGAGCGGTCTCGTCTACCACGATCTCTTCGACCACGGTCGCGGGCATCGGCTCCGGCTCTGCCGCCGCCTTATCGAGCGTGGTCATGTTGAGTTGGACGAACCGCGTGTCGCCGCTTTCGACGGGATTCAGATTCTCCAGTGAGCGGATCTCGTTCACGCTCAACACGCCAAGGTTCCACATCGTGTTGTAGTAGCTCGACCGACCCGCAGCGTCAGCCCGCAGCACGCCACGAGTGTCGAACTCCGCGAAGTATTCGTCATCGCCTTCCAAGAGATCGCGGGCGATCGAAGACTCGATGCGACGCAGATACGGCATCAGCCCGTTCGTCAGGAAGTCGAGCGATTGCTGTTCGATATTCGAGAACGACGAACGCGTGAGGTCGCCCACGAGATGCGGCGGCACGCCGAAGAGGCGGCACACTTCCTCGACTTGAAACCGGCGAGCCTCAAGGAACTGGCTCTCTTGGTTGTTCCCGCCGAGTTCCGAAACTTTGAGCCCCCCCTGCAATACTGCCGTTCGGTTGCTTCGGTCTGGGCCACGATGAGCCCTCTCCCACTGGTTCCTCGTGTTCTCGGCCGCCTCGGGCGAGAGCATCTGATCGGTAGACAAGATCACGCCGGGCCGGGCACCATTCCCGAAGAACGTCGCCCCGTGGATCTCGCACGCCCGAGCCAGCCCGATCGCGTCGCGGGCGAGCTCAATCGTGCTCATCCCGTTCACGCCGTCATCGCTCATCCCCCGCACCGACATCACCGCATCCTGCGTGTAGACCGTCGAAGAGCCCGACGCCTCGCGGTACGTGTACCGCAGGCGGTTGTTCTCCAACTGCTCGGTCTTCACGCGGCTCGGATGCAGCGGCACGATCTCGCTGATCGCCCCGCCCGAGTAGACCTTCTCATCAAGGGCGAACCCGTGCGAGAGCAAGTGCAGCATCATCTGCTCTCGCCACTCGAAGCTCGTCTGCCATGAGTTCGGCTGCGTGTGCAGGATGCGATAGAGCGGATGCTCGCGGGCGATCTCTTTCCCGCCACTCGGCAGCCGGCGGTAGAGATGCAGCGGCAGCCCGGCGACGCTGGTCGAAAGCACGCGGATGCAAGCGAGCACCACCGTCGAACGCAACGCGGTCTCGGCGTCCACCTTCACGCCCGACGGGTTGCGGTTGCTCGAAGCCCAGCCGCCCGACTCATAATCCCAGTTGCGGGAGTCTTCGCCGGGAAGCCACAGAATGCGGTGAGCGTTGGCGATCATAGGATGAGGATGGAGGGTTCGGTGGCTGGCCCTTGGGCCGCTGTCGATGAATGGATGCCCAAGGCCATGACCAGGGCGACGATCCCGTCGATTCGCTCGTTCGACTTCGCCTTGCTCGGCTTGATGTTTCCGTTGTGGTCGTGCTGTATCGCCACGTTGCCCGCCTGCCACGCCAAGACCGGATGACCGCCGTGCAGCAACTTGCCCGACACGGTGAGCGATTCCAGCACTTTCGCGGGGCCGCTCATCGAGCTATAGCCCTGTCCGTAACCTACAACGCTTATGCCGTCTCCTTGCAGTTGATTGGCTAACTGCGTGGCGTTCCATCGGTCGATTCCGATCTGGCGAATGTTGTATTTCTTCGCCAGTTGGTTGATGTCGGCCCGCACTTGATCGAAGTCAGTGACGTTCCCCGGCGTCAGATGGAGATGACCCTGCCGACCCCAAACGTCATAGGAAACCCGGTCCCGTCGCACCCGCTCCCGCATGTTCTCCTCGGGAATCCAGAAGTGCGGCTCGACCCAGTACCGCCCTTCATCCAAGGGAAACAGCAACACGAAAGCCGTCGTGTCGAACGTGGCCGCCAAGTCGAGCCCCGCCCAGCACTCCCGCTTGTCGAGCGAAACCGGGCACGGGGCATTGCCCTGCGCCCAGTGATCCATTCGCAACCAGCGAATGTCCTGCTCTGTCCACTGGTTCAAATAAAGTTGCCGGAAAGTGTTTTCGTATGCGGGCATCTCGACCGCCCGCGAGCACTCGCTCCGCAGGAAGTCCGAGTTCACCGAGACGCCGAGGTTCGGGTTCGCGACGGCCCAGGTCTTTTCGTCCTTCCAATCGGCCTCCGGGGCGGCACAGAAGATCGCCGGCAGGAACCGATCGTCGGCGATGCCGCCCGACGCGACCGCCTCCGCGTACCTCCAGATTTCCCAACAAATGCTTTTCCGGTCATACCCCGCCGTCGTGATGTAGATCATGAGCGGCTGCGACCGGGCACCCATCGAAGTCGCCATCACATCCACGAGTTCGCGGTTCGGCTGGGCGTGCAACTCGTCAAAGATCACGCCATGCGGGTTCAGCCCGTGCTGGATGCCAGCCTCGGCCGAGAGTGCCTTGTAGGTCGCGTGCGTCTTTTCGCACACGATCGCCGAGCGGTAGACCTTCAGATGCTTCGACAGCACCGGCGACTGCTCGACCGCGATCCTTGCGGTATCGAACACGAGCCGGGCTTGATCCCGCGACGCGGCACACGAATAGACTTCGCCGCCCGGCTCGGGTTCCATCAAGAGCTTGAGAGCCAGCCCGGCACAGAGCGTGCTCTTTCCGTTTTTGCGAGGCACCGCGAGCAGCGACGTTCGCACTTGCCGGCGACCGTCACGCTCGGCGAACAACGCCCGCACGTAGTCGCGTTGCCACGGTTCGAGCAGGAACGGCTGCCCGCCCTTCTCGCCCTTGGCGTGGGTGAAGAACTTCTCGAAGAACTTCACCGCCCGGCACGATGAGCAGTTGCAGTCATCCGAACAGGATGGCGGCGTCTTCGTCGTTTTCCGGCGTTTGCTCAATGGCCGAGACCCTGGCGAGTGCGGAGGCAGTGAGCCCGAACTCTGCTGCAAACTTGAGCATCTGGTTCCGAGCATCCCGCTTGCGGAGCCATGCCGGGTGATTACTCACCCTACCCTTGTCGTCCATGATGGTCGTGCCGTTCGCCTGGAGCTCGCGGTCAGCCGTCACCATGTCGGCGAACGCGTCGCAGTACGCCGCGAGCGTCTGCTGATGTCGCGGGCTCATGACCTTCGACGCTTCAAGCATCGGGGCCACGCGATCCCACTCGGCACGGGCGGTCGGGCACATCCAATCCGGGGCCGGCGGCGAGCCCGGCGGGGCGTCGATGCCCGAGACGTGCGGCCCGCGAATGCGGGAGCCCCGGAGCTTCAGGATCGGCTTCGGCGTTGGCTTTCGGCCCCGGCCCATTTTCAAACTTCCTATTTCAACCACGCGTACACACGCCGGAACTTCTGGTTTTCCTCAGACGTGCCGGCAAGGCTACCCCCCCCTGGCATCAAGCCCGGCCGCGACCGCCGCGACCGGATCAATCTTTGCTCCCTTCCTGACGTTGCAGCCCCAGCACGCACACCTGACGTTATGCCACTCGTGCCCGCTGATCCCGGCACTCAGGGGATATGGGTGGTGGTCGATTGTCGGGGATCTTTCGTCTGGCACAGAGCCTACCCAAGCAAACATCATGAGCGTCTGCCTGCCGCACACATGGCACACGTAGTTATCCCGCTCGAACACTAGACGCGACTTGACGCTCGGGTCGTAAGGCACGCCATACTTTCGGCATCGAGTTCGATGCTCCTCTTTCTTCCGAAAACGCCTGCCGGCTGGGGTCTTCAACCATCTTGACTTCACGCATTTTTTGCACTCCGGTCGCTTTCTTTTTGACCTTGCATTTCGCCCGGTCGCTCGCAGCGTAAACGTGCACCCGCATGTCTCGCACGTTCTTTGTTCGCAGAACGCCACACAGCATTGCCAAGAACAAAAGCGGCTGGCATGACGAGGGTCAGACACGAAAGGCTTAGAGCAGTTGCGACAAATACACGGGGGATTGTCTAGAGTCCTTTGGCATTTCGCGGAAGCTGCGCACTGAGCACTCATTGCCGCTCGGACATCTGCCATGAAAGACGCGAGCGTTCGACAGACTCTACGCCTGCGAGTGGCTTCCTTTCGATTGGATTCGGCCCACCTCTTGCGACGCTCGCCCTTAGCCGGCAGCCTGCAATCGTCGCAGAACCTAGAAGCCGAGACGGCACAGCCTTGCACGGCAAACTGACTCCCACATCTCTCGCACGGCTTCGACTGAACCGGCGGCAGCCTGCCCTGCTTCCTTGCCTTGCACCGTTGCTGCTTGCAGCACTCGGGGCAGGAAACCATGTCCTTACACTTGAGCGTCACCCAATCCGACCCGCACTTCATGCACGCCATTCGCCACCTCCTTGTGGAGATGGAAGTGTACGGATTTTCACGTTGCTTGCGAGCGACTTTCTTTGTTCGTTTTCCGGCTGTGGCATCGCACACACAAGCACTGCCCAGCGGCAACGTCATACCGCGACCGCCCATCGCGGCAGACCTCGGTGCCATGCACGACCGGGCTCACATGATCCGCGTGGGCCTCGCGTCGATCGGCACACACACGCCCGCAGTCTTGGCACTGCCACGCGTCGCGGGTCAGCACCGCGAGCCTCCACGTTTTGTGCCGCGAGTCGCAGTACCCACGGGCTGCCGCGTTTGGCCTCAGTTGCTCTGCCGCCTGGAGGGAAGCGGAGCGGAGACGCAGCGGCCTGTGGGTGGGTATGCGAGTGGGCACGCCTAGCTCTTGAGCACGACCACCGCCGGCACAGCGGTCGCGTGGGTGTTGCCGCTCACGATCCGCACGTAGGGCAGAGCGTAGGCGGAATCGGGCAGTGAGTAGATCCGCCCGTCGGCGGTGCTCGGTGCGAGCGTCACATCGGCGGCAGATCCATCGGCTCCGTAGACGCGACGATACGGGCCAGCCTCATCGGTAGCCCCGAACATCTGGAGGGTGGATGCCGAAGTCGACATCGTGCCGACCGAGATGATCCCGCCCGCCATGTCATCGAGTCGCAAGACCGTGGCCGCTGCGGTTGCGGTGCCGAGGGTCAGGGAGATCGTACGAACGCGACGCTTGATGCGAACTTCGGACATGGTGTTACCTCGTGGTGGCGCGGGTCAGGCCCGACTCGTGGCCGTTGCTTCTAGCCTACGGGCTGGGCCTGCTTGGCTTGCAGTTCTGCCGTCAGCCGCTCGATCTCGTCAGCCGCCTGGGCGAGTGCCTCGCGTTGCTGCTTCTGGAACCGCTCGGCTGCGGTGAGCCTGTCGATCAGGTCGGTGCCCATGTGGTAGCCTGACAGCAGACGCAGGTGGTTGGTGAGTTCGATGCCGGTCACGGCTGCTTCTCCTGCGGCTTTTCGTAGAGCGGCACGACCGTGCCCTTGAAGTTTCGCCCCCACGCCTCGGCACGGTCGGCGTCGTGCAGCACGAACTTCACCGAGCCGTCTGGGTTGCGGAAAAGCCACGCAATGGGCTGGTCGCTCATGTCGTTGGATTGTGGGTCTAGCGTCACTCGCCCAGGCAGGCGAAGTAGTCGGCCGCCGTGATCTCGGTGACGGCCCCGCTCGCCAGCAGTTGCGGCAGGAGCGTGGCGGCCGGTTCCCAATCGCACCACTCGGGCAGGACGCCTACCACTACATCGCCGCTCGGGTGACGCGGGGCGGTCGCCAGCGGAGCCATGCAGGTGGTGGTCGCCTTGTCGTTGGGCAGGCCCCACGCGGCGTCCAGTGTGGCCCGCATCTGCTCGTAGGTGGCCGGGCTGGCTCGGAAGTAGCGGTGCGGAATCATGAGACGGTCACTCCCCACTTGCGGCCCAGGTAGCGTTCCACCCGCGAGCGTTCCGACGCTGACAGGGCGCGGTTCCAGAACAACACCTCGGCAATGTCACCTTGCAGGTACTCGCCTACGTCTCGCCGTGACCCCAGCCATGGGCCGCTGTTGTTGTCGTATGCGGTTGTTACAGTCGCGCTGGCGACTAGAGAGCCGTTTGTGTAGCCAGCCTGGGCGGCAGGCTCCAGCACGGTGACGAAGACGTTGACGTTGCTGTTGGTGCTGGCGTTGTGGAACAAGGTTTCCGCGCTTGCGTCGTTTTTCTGATAATGCCAGAAAAACGGAGCAGACCGGTATCTCATAATCACGCCGACCGCAGAGTTGCTGTCGGCCTTGTACCACAGGGCTTGGTTGGCGTTCGCGTTCTGGCGTGAGACGACAATGATCGTCTGGCTCGTAGCGTTAAAGGCGGCGTTGGCCCCGATTTGCATGGTGTCATCGGTGCCTTGGAACGTCACCACGTTTTTGCCGTTGATGGTGCTGCTGTAGGCGGGCTGCTTGCCGCCCGTGGCTTGGGAGGCGTTGCGGCCGTTGCCGCTCTTGTCGGCCCACACCGACACGCCAGTGGAAACCGTGATGGTGCTGGCGTCGGCTGCGTCCAGCCACAGCGAAAGCCCGGCGATGCTCTTCGGGTTGAAGCCCGACGCCAGCGGGCGAAGCAACCGGGGGCTCATGGCACACATGGTGAGTCTCTGTCGCTAGAGTAGGTTGATGTGACGCCGTTATTCGGCGGGCTCGATCCGTTCGACCGTCATCGTCTTCTCGCCCATCTTGGGCTGCAACGCGTAGAGCAACCGCGTCTGCTCCTGCATCGCCTCGGCGATCTCGACTTGAGTTGTCGCGAGCTTGTCAAGAAACGCGGTGTGAGCCTTCACGAGCGGGAGCAGCACATCCTGCCGCCCGACGTACAGGCACGCGAGGGCTACCACGGTCGCGAAGCCGTAGTCCTTGAGCACCGACAGGAGCGTATCCTTCGCCGCGTCAGTCATCGCGTGAGCTCCTGTTGCCAGACCAGCATCCGCACCTTGTTCATCCGGCTTTCCATCCACCACCGGAGAATGAGTTGCACCACGATCGAAGCGACCGCCTGGAGCACGAGTGCCCAAAAGAATCCGTACTCCTGCGGTTCCTTGTCGCTCACGACTTGATAGCCCCGCTTGACGCTCTTGAGCACTTGCTCGGTCACGACCGCTTGCTGCTCGGGATCGACGGCGTGCGTGTACGCCTCGATCTCCCAGTGCTGCACGGCGAGCTCGGTGAAGTCATCGATCACCTGACGCCCGACGAGGTGCCGTCGGATGCCAACGTTTCGCCAGATCAAGAGCTTGAGATCCGCGACCGTCACGAGTTGCACTCCTTGCACGGCACGAACACGGCAGGATGGAGCACCGACTTCTCCGCACCCTTCACACCGTCGCCGCCACATTCGGGGCAAGGCATGACGATTCTTCCATCGCCGATCTTTCCGGTGCCGTTGCAGTTTTCACAACGCCCCGCGTCAGGAGCAGGAGCAGGCGGCGCGGCCCGGCTGGCGATCACCATGCGGGCGGTCTCGACCGCGAGATCCGCAGAGATGCCGGGGTCGGTCGGCAGCGAAGCGACGCAGCCGATCGACGCGATCATGAACACGATGAGCCAGCGAATGTTCAAAGAATCCCCTCCAGCCAATCGTTCGGAAGTGCCGTCGGCTTGAAGCCGCTGAAGCCCGCGAGGGCGTAGGAGTCGCCGCCCTTGCACATCGAGTCAATCACTTCGGCATCGACCCAGCCCGCCGACTTCTGGAACGCCTCGGGCAGCCGCGAGTCAACTGCACCGGAGTAGCAGTTGCCCCACGAGTTGGGCACGAGGATCGCGGGGCGATCCCACCTCACCGCGCAGCCCATCATGCAATGTGCCCAAGTGCCAGCGGGCGAGAGCCACCCGCCGCCGAGAGAGCCTCGATCGGCGAACCGCATCGAGAACCCACGCATCGAGCAGAGAGCGACCGGGTAGCCGTTGCTGATCGCTTTCGCACAATCGTCAAACGACTTGACGAGCGTGACCTCGGAGCACCGCCTTTGCTTGGCGTAGGGCTCCAACTCATCCGGCATCCCGTCGCGGCCCCACTGCTTTTCCTGCGTGCCGGTGAACTGCTGGTCGAACCGAACGCTGCCGTATTGCTGGCCGTAGTGCAGCACGCCCCAATCCCTGACAGCCTTGGCGGCATGAAAGCCCGTGCTCCCGTCCCCGCCCGGTGCCGATGTTCGCCCGCGAGCTTCGACCCGGCTCACGCCGTAGACGCTCGCCTCGATCGTGCGACCGCCCCAGGTCTCGGGTTCTTTGCGGAGCACGATGTCGCACGCCGCGAGGATGTCCACCGACATCGCGAACCCCCAGCCAACGCAGCTACCGATCGGCTGGCTGCCCCGCTTCCACGAGGGCGAACAATGGAGGAGAGCCCGCTCTAGGTGAACGTCGGTCTTCGCCGCCTGGAGATCCGGCCCGGCGTCCGCGAGCGTCGGGTGCGGGAGGGAGGCGACGAACGCCGCCGAGCCCTCGGGGTCTGGTTGGTAGCCGAACAACGGCAGGAAAGATTCGCCCGCCATCGCTCACCCCCCGTGGACGCCAGCCCATGCCACGGCTTTTGCAAACGCGGCGTAACGGTCGCGAATGTCGCGAGTGACCGGAACCTCGTCGGTGCCGACTGCCGCCCCGTAGGCGGCTTCCAGAGCCTGCCGCAGCGGCTCGTTCGAGCCCGGCTCGTGCTGCCCGATCCGCCGCCATGCGATGTCGAGAGCCAGCCCGGTGAACGCCTGGAGCGAACGCGTTTCGGTGAACGCCGCCTCACGGGCGGTCGCATCACCAGCCACCACGACCGCCGCCTTGCTCCACGTTGAAGCCCAGAGCATCCGATCGCCAGCGGGCAGCGACCGCAGGGCGGCAGCGACGGGGGCGACGATCGTCTGCATCTCGGCACTCGGCTCCTCGACCGTCACCGACGGCACGGTGGGCACCTCGAACGCTGGCAGCGGGATCTTGCCCCACGCTGCCGCCACGATCAGCCCGGCGGCGGCGAGCCGCCCGAGGGTGTGGGCGTGGGCCTGGGCGGCGGCGACTGCCGCTTCGAGAGCAGCAGCCACCACACGCCAATACGGCGCGGCCAGGATCGCCACGGCTGCCCCGACTGCGAGGGTGCGTAGGAGTGTTTCACGATCGAGCATCACTTCACGCCCGCAAGCCCGAGGCAGAATCGAATGAGGTCTTCGCCTTCCTTCGTGGTGGCGACGGCGGCGAGCTTTCGCACGAGTTGATCGTCAACCGTGCTGTCGGTCTTGCTCGCGAGCCACTCGGCAGCCTCGCCCACGATCAGCCCCTTCTGGTACGGGTCGATCGTCTGCACGAACTTCTGCCCATACGCGAGCAGCGGGCTCCACGTTTGCAACAGGCGGATCGCCTGCCAGATATTGAGCGTGTTGCCGTACTCAGCCGTCTCGGCGGCTGTCATCTCATACGCTGGCATAGTTGGCACTCCGGGGCTATTCCTCCGGTGTACCATCCGCCTCGCCGTTCCCCGCAGTTGGGAAGTTGATTGTGTCGTTGAGGAAGTCGTACAAAACGTCCCACGCCGCCTGAGCTTCTTCGCGAGCCTCTCGAAGCTCTAAGCGAAAGGGTTGCGTAAATGACTCCTGTCGATCTTTGATGAGTTTCCCGTCGCCCGTTGTCATGTAGAGATACGCGTACTGCCGCCCGTATTCGAGCACGATCCGCCGCTCCACATAGTCGGGCAGGCTCTTCACCACTCGCCCTCGCTGGCCTCGTCCACGAGATCGCGGGCTTCGTCGGGCGTGTCGATGCGAGCAAGCCGGAACGGCCCAGGCTTCACCGCCTGACGTTCTGCCCAATCGGCCACCGTCCACGTAGCCTGCACCACCGTCACCCGCTCGGCGACCATCGGGGCGAGGTCGAGGCACGACTCGCTGGCGGCGAGCTCGTCGGCGTCGGGATCGAGGAGCCGCTCGTCACGGCTCGGCTTGTAGCGTCGCTTGCGATCGTTGCGGGGCGGCAGTTCCCACGCGACGCGAAGCCTCACCAACTGGTGAACCGTGACAGTCCAGTATTGGCAGATGGCTCCCATCGGCAGATAGGAGTTCCACTGGAGTCGCAGCGTCGCCGCATCAATCCGGCTTGTGTCGCCCGCCATCCGTTGGCACCCAGAAGGAGACGCACCGCGAACTCGGATTCAGAAACACCGGCCCGCCCATCGAGCGGTGCATGAGAACGTGCTCGCAATCACCGCCCGCATACTGCCCCCTCACGTAGCAGTCATGCCGATACACCGCTAACTGCCCGAAGGCAGAGTTGAACCGCACCGGCATTGAGCCTACCGGGGGGTGCCAATGGTGGAACCAACCGTGATCCCTCTCCCCCCAGTGATTCAATCTCGCGGCCCATGCGTCATAGTGCGCCGGGAACGGGCCGACGCTGGTATTCATCTCGCACCACGAGTAGCTCGCCATCGCTGCCGCAGCCGGTGTGCGATCGAGCCAGTACAGCGAGGTCGCCACGCCGTCGACGCTCCAGCCGCCCCACGCGTCGGAGTCAAAGACGATCACGTAGTCGACCGGCTCGCGGCTCGTGACCCACCGCTGGCACTCGGTGCGGTAGGCTGCTAGGGCATCGGTGCGGGCGGCTGATTTCTCGCCGCAGAGGTGCGGCCGATGGTTGATGTTCAGCGAGACTTTGCGGCGGTCGTGATCGGCCCACGCCTTGAGCAGATCCTTCGTGCCGTCCTCCGAGTCGTTCTCGAAGATGAAGCACGCCGACTCGCGGAACATCGCCCCGGTTCGCTCCACGAGATCGAGCGTCTGCGGCAGCCACGGCATCGCGTTGCGGCAGATGGCGACCATCGCGACGGTCGACCGGGCGGCGAGCTCGCGACCAGCATCGACGGCGATCGCGTAGAGCTCGGCGAACTCCGGATCGGGCGGGAGCAGCACATCGGGCCGATGGGCTTCGACTTCCTCAATCGTGATCTGCACGATCGGCCCTCCGCACTTCCTGCCACGCCTCGGGCTGCGGCCCGTCGATGTCATCCGCTGTGACCGCCACGCGGTGATGCTCGGCGTGCCACTCGGCACTGGGCACATGCGTGCCCTGCTCTGCCCCGATGTTCTGGACGCGGCTCACTGTGGGGAACGCTTCGTATCGCCCAGCCCGCAGGGCGTGGTTCACGATCACATCCCACGAAGTCGAATCGTCGCGAACCCACCCGAGGTGCAGCCCGAGCCACCGATCTCGCCAGACGCCCCAGCCCCACGGCGTGAACCAGCGACGCAGCCCGCACTCGCCGAGCCGACCGTTGCTGATCTTCTGGTAGCCCGAGACGTTCATCACGGCGGGATCGTCTCGGTAGTGATCGCCAGCCCACGCGAACCACCGCAGGGCATCGCGAGTCGGAACCGTGTCATCCTCGAAGTGAACGTGAAACTGGCTCTCCATCTCGTTGAACCCGAACGCGAGGGCGTTGCGGATCGCCCGGTTGCACCCGACCCGATCGGGATAGGTGCCAGACTCGAAGCCGTATCGGGCCGCGAGAGCGGCTGAGTGAACCGATGCCTCCGAAGGGTCGATCAGCACCATCACCCGGCAGTCGGCGATCCCGTCGCACTCACGCAACGCGGCGAGCGTCTGTTCGAGATACGCCGGGCGGTTGTATGCGGAGACCGTGACGTTCACGAGTTGCGGAGCTCCTCGGCCAGCATCGCGAACCGCTTGTTGCCGTCGGTGTGCATCTCGGCATCAGCCGGGAGGCTCGCCCCTTCGTAGGCATCGAGGTGCCCTGCCGTGCGAAGCGTGTGCAGCGGCGTGCCTTCGATCTCGGCGGTGCCAGAGAGTTGGTGCGAGTCGAGCGGGAGCGACTCGATGAACCGCACCGTGTCCTGCATCTGCTCGCGGGTCTCGCCCGGCAGCCCGACCGTAAACGTGCCGTGAACCGTCATTCCGATCCGCTTGAGTTCATGCACCACCTCGCGGGCGTACTCCAGATCGAGGTGCTTGTTCACGATCTTGTCGACCACGTACTGATTGCCGCTCTCGAATCCGAGCTTCACGCCGAAGCAGCCCGACTCCTTCATCAGCGACCACGTTTCCATCTTGCTCGTGTCGGCCCGGCACATCGCCGACCACGGCACGCCGACTCGCCGCATCACCTCGCACATCTTCACGACGTGCGAGTTGCCCAGGTTGAACGTGTCATCGTCGAAATAGATCGACTGATACCCGTAGTCACGCACGAGCCCGGTTAGGTAGGGCTCCATGTACTCGGGCGAGTAGTGCCGAACCTTGCGGACGTTTGTGCCGTCGGGATCGTTCCCCGTCATCGCGGCAGGCCACACGCAGAAGCAGCAGTTTTTGACGAGCACGTCGTTCGCGTAGAAGACTCCCGTATCGGGAACCTCCATGCAGTACGTGTCGTGCAGGCCCGGCAGTTCCTCGACTGCTAGGGTGCGAACGTAAACCTTCCCTGAGACGCGGACGCATTGCATCTCAGAAGAGAGATGCGACGCCTCGATTAGTTGACTGTTTTCTCCGTAGTTCCACACTACGAACCGATGGTCGGGAGTGCAGTCGATGTGCGACCCGTCATCGAAGTGAACCCGCACAAGCTTCTGGTTCTCGCCGGTCTTGGCGATGACTCGGGGCGTCGAGATCTTCGCCCGTTTCGCCTCGCGGTCATACGTGAAGACTCCGACATCGGTGCGGCCCACAAGATCGCGGATCGGCACCATGCCCTCGACCGTGTTCACGAGCGTGTCGCCCGCGAGGCACTTGTACGGGCATCCCCGACTCGACCACACATGAGCGTGCGGGTACTGCTGACCGATCGGGTTGTAGTCGAAGTACCTGTGTGCGATCTCCGCATCCATGTACGGGGGCGGTGCCGCGTTCATCTCCGCGAGCGTGAGCAGATCGAAGTCGATCACGCCGCTCGCCCCTTCGATCACCTTCACTGCGTTCTTTTCGTACTCGCCCCGGAGGCACGCGTGAACCGGCAGCGTCGCAAGGATCTCGTCGCTCTTCGTGGTCGTGATCGGCCCGGCGATGACGATCTTCGCCGCGGGCAGCACGTTGTGAATCATCTGCACGACCTGGGCATCGTGCTGCCAACTCGGGGTCGCCGTCTCGATCACTACGATGTCGAACTTCCCGACCGCGAGGTAGTCCGCGTAGGTCTGGTAGGTCTCCCGCAGGGCGATCGAATCGCGGAACCGAATCTCGGCCGTCGTGTTCGCCGCCGCGTAGGTCGCCGCGTAGCCCAAGAAGAACGGGTACGGGAGGTAGCCCCCGAACTTGAACTCGCCCGGCATGGAGTTCGCGGGCATGGTGAACGGCCACCGGGAGCCGGCCCGCACGCCGCAGCGGAGGTACTGCTCGGAGACATCCCACCAGGGCGGATTCGAGAACAGCACCTTCACCGGATGTCTCCTGCGTTCGTGAACCACTGCGGCTCGTCTCGCGTGCCGTCGGCCCGCACCGTCGCGAACACTGCCTGCGTGCTCCGAGCCGCGATCCCCTGCATCGCCCACCCGAGGAACGTCTCGGGATGGAAGATGCCGCCCGCGTCGATGTATTCATCGAGCCGGTCGAGCCGCATGAAGTAGCGTCGCATGGCTTGCAAGTCGCCGAAGCCGAATCGGTCATTGAAGCCCCACCAGTTCGCGAACGTCGGCACCCGCCAGCCCGCGCCCTCGAACGGCTCGGGCGGCACGCTGAACGCGAGGTCGGCCCGGCACCGCACGATGACATCGGCTTCGATGCCGCTCGCCTCGAAGACTTGCCAGACCCGACGCAGCCCCCACAACTGCTTGAGCACCCGCTGCACCCCGTGGCAGCCGCGACCCATCTGCCACGAATACTCCCGCCGCTCGGGCATCTCGTGCTGCGGCTCGATGACCGTCACCGCCGGGCGGAACAAGAACGCTTTCTCGGCGTCCTCGTCAGCGACGGCGTGTACCACAAACGTCGCATCGGGATAGAGCGAGCGGATGCCCGCGGCACACTGGTCGGCCGTTCGCATCTGCCCGCTGACGAGCACGACGGTCTTCATGTGAGTCGCATCCAGATGCTTGCCCCCTGCCGCACGAACATGGAGCACCAGAGACAGAGCCACGCGGGATCGTGCCCAAGCTCGTCGTGAGCCTGGGCACACTTGAACGCGTGATACGCGTCATCGAGCATCAGCACCCGCACGCGATCCTTGAGCAGCCGGAAGTCATCCCACCCCGCGAACTCGCACCCGTCGATGAGGGCGGCATCCCATCGCTCGGTAGTGAGCGTCTCCAGATACCCACGCTCACCGGGGCGGTCGGCGGGCATCTCGTTCCACCACTCCCGCACGAGGTGATCGGGGTACGGCAGGTGGTTGTACGGGGATTCCCATACATCCTCGAACCGCTTCGGCGTCATCGCCGCCCGCGAGACGCTGCGGCGGCGGATGGTTGTGACCCACGGGAACTGAACCACTGTGCGATGCAAGGCTGCGTACCGATGAATGTCAGGCTCAATGCAAGTGAGCCGTGCATCGGGCGTGTCTTTTAGGGCTTGAATCAGCACGGCGGTCGAGCCCGTGCCATCCCACGAGCCGACCTCAATGACGCTCTGGATGTTGAGCCGTTGAATCGTGAGCACGATCGCCCGGCCGAACTCGTCATCAAGAGTGATCTCGGGCATCACGAAATCCGCACGGTCGTGCGGCCCTCCGTTCCGTAGCTCTTCTCCAGCACGAGCCGCGAGACTTGCGAATCGTCATCCCACGCAACGCCGTTCAGCG